TTCTCTTTGTGTAAAAGGCAGGGGAGTTTTTAATCTCCCCCACCAGATGTTATTAAGCAAAAGTTACATTTTGATCTTCATTATCACCATGTCCATCACAATCTGCTACGACTGCGAAAACTCTAACTTTAGCTGAGGTTGTTACCCCAACAGAGGACACTATATCAATAGTATCAGCTGCTGCATAGTAAGCATAGCCAATAGAGGTAGTTCCAAGACTGGAATCACCTGCTTGTGCTCTTGTTACTTCTATCCCTGCTCCGGGAGTAGATGCTGTGATCCAACGATCCACATCAGCTCCATCCCCAAGAGATAGGGCATTAGAATTACCAGAACCATCTGCAGTTAGGACATCCATCCCTGCATATAGAACTAGTGAGTTAGCAGGTAATTCTATCACTTGTATGATATCAGTTCCTGCTGTTGTAAATTCGCTAAAGTCTACGATTTCACTATAAACTTTAACGGTAGGTGCACTGGAGTTATGACCAGTTGACCCACCACCTGTTACGGTCCATGTTGCCATTTATCATTTCCTCCAATTATGTGTTAAGATCTGCGACACCAGCGAATACACCTTTGTATCCAGAACCTGATCCTCGCAGTACTTTGCGACCAAATACATGAAGTCCACGTACTATGTCAGCAAAACTATCTGGATCACGAATTACTTCAGTTTTAGCAATATGTGAAGCAGTTGCTACTGCAGACATATGTCCAAATAAAACGTAATGTTCACCAGATGTTGCTGAAGGTCCAAAAGTCGCAGCTGCTGCTGTTCCTGCTGAACCTACTACCATAGTATTAGTTTGATACAAATCAAAACCATGTATTTTTCTGTCTGTTATCCTTCCATTCATCAATGCTGATTGTTGTTCACCAGTAATGGATGCATCCAAAAGTATTGCTTGTGCACCTCCAGTATCGGCTTTTCCAAATCTTAATTGATGATAAAAGGCAGGTGCTGAAACGCACCAACGATTCTCTTCAGGCACATCATTTTCATCAAGAATTTGCTGGGCTTTACTTAACATATTTCCAGCTTCATTAATTGTATTGATAGAAACGGCAGATCCTGCAGTACCTAAATTACTATCGGTAGCTGCATTATCAGCGATTGCCTTTAAGACATTATAGTCGTAGTTTTTCTTCAGTGCATATGCACCAGAAGAAGTTGAAAGAGCTTCCCAATTAGTGTGTGCTTGTCTTTCCTCTATGTCATCAACTTTAAATGCAAAGTAGTTACCTTGATCAACAGTTAATTGAATTTGATCATCGGTAATTTCTTGTGTATTTACAGTTGTGCCACGAGCATAAGCTGCCACAGTAATGGTAGGTTCTTTTAGTATATTTACAGTATCTCCAAAGTTCTCAATTTCTCCAGAATAATCAGTATTTGTAATAGCTTCAACAACTGATGATCTACGGAAATATTTAAGAACTTTCTGACTGTATATTGCTGGTGCCCAATTACCTTTTGCAAGGTTATTATAACCACCTGCTCTTGCCATAGTAGCCATACTATAGTCCTTCCTAGTTTAAGTTATGCTGTATGATCAACACGGCCCTCTCTTTGGGCAGCATCAATATCAGCTTCATGTTTTTCAAAATCCCAAGGTTTCATCAATTGTATTTCAGACATTTTCCACATTCTTTGATTTCCTCCAGTGTTAATACTTACTGGATTAGTCTTAGTTATTGCCTGAGCTGCATTTGATTTTCTCTTGGAGCTCACTTTATTTGACGAGATACCCACATCAGCTTTGTATAAATCAACAGTACGAATTGCCCATTTAGAATCGGTATTGTTTTTACGAATACCATCCGCTACATTGGCAGGTTGTTCCTCAAGCCATGCTAAAAATTCAGGAGTAGCCTTGATTTCATTAAAATCAGGGTGGGCTGAAGTTAGCTGCTCGTATGCAGACTGTACAATTAACTTTTGTTCTTTTTTAGTAAGCTCATTAATTTTAGCTTTAAGATCAAAGGTTTTTTGTTCAGCCATATCATGAGAGATAGTTTCTACAACTTGATATACATCAGGATATTTATCTTTAAACTGCTCTAACTCTTCCCTAGTTTTAGGGGGAGCATAAGCTTGTTCTTTTTCAGCCACATTAGCTTGGGCAGCTAGAGTTTCTTTTTCTTGCTTCCATTCATTTAGTTTCTGATCATAGTACGTTTTTAAATCATCATATCTCTTTTTGTAATCATGCTCGGCTTTTGATTCTCTATAATCATCAACCTTTTCTGTAAGAACTTCTTCATTCTCAGGAACTGCACTCATATTATTTGAATCCATAAAACCTTTAGCCCCTTGTTGGGTAGCCTCTTGGGTGCCAACGACTTCTTGTTCTATTGGATCGTCTTTATATACATCCTCTTTATAAGCTCCTCTGTACAACTTTTCTCTTCCATCGCCTTTGATGGGTGCATCGGGCTTATTTGTAGTCTTCAGTTCTTTCGCCATTTTTTATTTTCCTTCATGTGGGGCCTTCTCTAGGGTAGCCACTTCAGTTGTTTTATGTAGGGGCCGTTGAAGAAACGGGTAGCCTACGCTATATTTAACCCGGAGGTTAAAACTTTATGTAAGACCAGACATTTGGTCTTGTAATATCGGTGGTGGTGGGGGTGCAGCAGGCGGTGTTGGTCCTTCTGGAGGGGCTTCCCCTTCTTGTGCTGCTAGTTTCTCTTCTGTTTCTTTCTTACCACGGTTATTTATTTTTTCTAACTTATCGTACCCAATTATGTTTGCTAGTGCATCTGGTACAACGACTTCTCCGTTTGATACAAGTATATCTTCTGCACCTGTAGGAGTTTTGCCAAAGTTTAATTTTATTCCTTTTTGTTCTGCATATTCTTTTGCAGATTGTATCATTTCATTTATATCTTTTAATCCAGCGTGTTTTACTGCTGCAGCGTTTATTACAAATCCATCACTTTTTGCCTGTACATCGTCACCTACTCCTGATTCGTCTGCTCCGGGATCATTTACTATACCAACTGGTCCAGCTGCTACTTCTCCGGGATTACCCATAGGTTCTACATTCCTTTGAATAACTGGTGGAATACCCCCAATTGCCATTTGTGGCATTTCTTGAGGTGTTTCAGGGGCATTTTGAGGTACTTGCCCTTGTGTGACCTGTGAAGGGGGTCTCTGTTGCATTTGCCCTTCTTGGGGTACTTCCATATCCGAACCCTCTTCCATAGGCACTCCAAAGCCCTGTAATTCGCCTGATTTTTCCAACTCTTCCACTGTTTTCCCAGTGTGTACCTTTACCATCAACATATTGTACTCTTCTAGTACTGGCATCATTTCTTTTAATCTATTCTGTTCTTCCGGTGTTAAATTCTGTTGAATTAACCCTGCAATATTTTCTGCGTCTGCAGCAGGGTTGCCTTCTGTCATAAATTCATGATCTAATTCTTCAAAATTAAGCATCTTCTATTAATCCCGTTACATATTTAGCTCGTCTAGCAGTTTGTTTTGACCACCTAGAATCTCGTGCCTCTATAGCAGCCTCTTTAAAACGATCCTCTTGTATCAACGCTAAAGTTTTTTTAAATTTAAGAACTCCAGTCATACCAAGTTGAAATCTCATGTGCATCAATGCCATTTGTATTTTTGCTGGTTTAGATCTCCACCAAGATAGGCTGTTATCTAAACTTACAGAACATTCGTCTATGTCGTTGTGTAGTAGATAAATTGCTTCATCTTTTGTAATCTTGCCACCTTTTTCAGGATCTATCAATCTTCCCACACCAATTGTAGCATAACCTTCGCTGTCTACGTATTGGTGCAACACCAGTCCTTCATGATCTATCAACGAGTCCACCAGTTCAGACTTACGAAAACTATCTACAATCATTTTTTTCCTAACATTTTAGTAGCCCAGCGAATACCTAGTGATGCAGATATTGCACCGATAAATGTATAGCTGTACCATTCTGGTGCTTGAGAAACGTAACCCCAACCTAGCATGACATACTCTTGTGTCCAAGGAAGGAATGATCCGATAAATGGTAAGGTTATTACAAGTAATGCAAACTCATCTTTCCAACTATATTGTTGTTGTTTTAACGCCTCTACATCGTAGTTTACTTCCGAGTCGGCTGTTTTTACAATACGTTTTATTTCCGCATCCACTTTTGCTTCGGCTATCTTTGCTTTTGATTTAATTTTAGTTGTGCGTTCTTCCATGTAAGATTTTATTGGTGCACCAACTAAGTTTAATATTGGTCCTAAAAAAGATAATATCATTAGTAATATGTTCCTCCTTGTCCTGTTTGAAAACTACCTACAAGATTTCGGTAAAGCATCTCGTGAGGTGCTGCGTCTTCCATTCGGTAACTTACATTATAAGAACCACCACCACCACCACTATGGCCATATGAAGGTGCAATTTGAATACTTGGTGCTGCAGGTACCCATGTTCTCGTCTGCTCCCTACCTGTTCCTGTAGTTGCGTAGTATCCTGTTTGTGTACCACTACCACCATAGTAGCTATTACCAGTACGTCTAGTTTGATACCCCCCACCACCCGGAGCACTCACTTTAGTAGCATCCTTAAAAGTAATTTGTTTATATTCATTAGACAACGAAGTAGGATCTATTCCAACACGTTGTGCATCAACCAATCCACCTCGGTCTAAGGCTGTCTTTTTATACCAGTCGTTAAATTGTACCATTTTTTCTTTGTAATCTTCTTGACTTGTAATTGCTTGGCCATTTACAGTTGGATTTCCAGTTATAAGTCCTTTTGTTTCAAATATTTTACGACTAAGCACACCCGGATCAACATAACCACTTTCATTTGTTGAATCAAAACGATTTAATTTTGGATCGGCTGCAATTGCTCCTGCCCACTTAGTTCCATTAAAGTTTAACCCAAAATATTTTGTGTAACTATTCACGTAGTCTGCTACAGAAGCTACTGTTGCCTGTCCAGCAGCTGGATTGTATGCATTGTATCCCCATCCTGTTGTTGCTTCTAGGCTGTTTGTTGTTGCTTTAAATTCTGCCCCACCAAATGCAGGTTTTTGGCGTTTACTCGCTGACCATGCACCAAATATCGCTTTTGCTCCCATTATAACTGCCATAGGTACAGCTGTTGCTGGATTAATGAGAGTCATAAGAGATCCTGCTGCGGAGAAATAGTCTTTGTTTTTTATTCCGGAATATATACCATATACTGATGCTGCTGTTCCAAATAGGCTTCTTCCACCGCCTGAAGCGGCTGTGCTTCCATACGTAGGTTGTCCTAGTGCATTTACCCCTGCTCCAGAAGTTGCCAGTTGTGATGCTCCTGTTGCTGATGAAGAGGCTAGACCTCCATATCCTCCACCTGAAGTTTGTCCTAGTAAAGCTTGGTTAGCCCATTGTGGTGTAAATGCTCCTGCTGTAGGAGCTAAACTTCCATAACCTGTACCTGTGTATCCTTGAGTACTTCCAGCAGAACCTGTTTTTAAAGTTCCTACTTGACCTGCATATGATCCCGATGTACCTGCACCATAACCAACAGAACCCATAGATGGGGCTCCAGCATACTCTGGCTTGTTAAAATAGTCTCTTACAGATTGATACCCCTTTATTGCATATTCTTTTGCAGGATCAAGTATTCCTTCAAAATCCAACTCACCCACAGGTTGTCCCGGATCTCCTAATTCTTCTTCAGCAAGTTCTTCTTCTATTGTTTTTCCTGATACACCAAGGGGTTTCATTGCTGCTGCGTCTGGTCCTGTACCCCTACCAACATTACTAAACTTTGTTGCAGCGGTAGTAAATGGGGAACTACGTTTAAAGAGGGCATCTACTTTATCTACAGCAGTTTTAGAGTCTTCATCTCCAATGTCAGTTAAATCACCTGTAAATAATTTCTTCTTTTTTAAATTTACAGCAATGTTACCTTGAAGTTGCACATCTACTTTATTTGCATCACTAGGCTTTATATCCTCTGGTGTAAGAGATTTTGTAATATCCTCTTGCATCTTAGTAGCCATAGCAGTGTCAAACTGACTATCTGGTATTTTTCCAAAATTTTCTTGGTCTAATCCTACAGAAGTTGACTCAAATGTATCTAAATTAACGGCCATCTCTCTTCATTTCCTTAAAATTATCCTTCAGTTTGAGGAGTATTTCCAGTAAACCCGCTTTCCCCTGCAGCCGGTATACCTCCAGTTCCGATTGTGCCACCACCAGTGCCATTAATGTCTGTTTGTGGAGGCCCTTGAGGTACTCCTCCAACACCTCCCATTCCATCTTGTCCTGACCCAGCAGTGGGGCTAGGTCCTTGAGGGGCTGCTCCGGCTTCTTCTGGTTGTTGGGCATCTTGTAATCCTTTGAGTATTTCAGCATAAATTTGTGCTTCGTTTACATCGTTTACCAAACTATCTGGATCAATATCTTGAGATATAGCTAGTTCTTTTAGTAGATTTGGTATCTTAATAAACGGTGCAAGCATTGGGTTAGCTACAGTTTGTAGCAACATAGTTAATCTTTGTGAACGCACTTCTTTTTGCATTACAGAAGCAGCACCCCTTGGTTTAATTTCAAGATCACCAATTATGTCTGGATTTTCTTCATTAAATTGCATGTTCCATTGAAAGAAAGCTTCTCCCATTGGTTTAAGTAGATAATCATCTATGTTTTTAATGACTGTTTTTATAGATAGTCCTGAAGAACCAAGCAACATAGATAAACCAGCAGCTGTTCTGCCTGTGCCAGTAACACCTGTCTGCCCATGCATTATACTAGGTATACCAGTTTCTTCGTCAGCAAGTTGCCTTGCTTTGTCGTACATTTGTATATTTTCACCAGCAGTACTAGGAAATTTTATGCCATTTATAGCGGTTCCAGTGACTCCTGATTGTCTTCTAAAGACTTTGCCGGGAAAAATGTCATAATTTTGTCCGGGTACAAGTGATGTCTCATCTACGTCAAATACAAGGTTGCCAGCTAAAGCTAAATTATCTATAGCCATACGTATGTGGCCATTCATAAGCATCTGTGCATCCTCCATGTTTTCTGGTATACCAACACCCCAAATTTGATATGGGTTTAGTTCATATGGAAATGCATAATAGGGCATTCTTTCTGGTGTAAATGGATTACCACAGGCTCGTAATATCTGTCCTCCAGAAATCCATATATTTACCTGCACTTGATCTAGTGGATCTAATTTATCTGCGTCTTCAATGCCTATTTGATTAGCAATTGTAGCATCTAGTATTCCCCAGTATTCTAGTACTTCATATCTTTCTTGATCAGCATATGGTTGGTTTTGATCATCACGAATAGTGTCTTCAAAGTACTTTTCTTCGTAGTTACCTCCCCCAGCAATAACTTCTCGTATTGCTTCTGGATTAAACATAGGTAATCTCATAAGATTACGTAATTGAGAACGATTCATTTTATGACGTTGTATTACATATTCACAATCATTTATATTTGTTGCAGATGGGTCGGGGTATACATCCCAAATACTCACTGCTTCAATGCGAGGTACAAGCTTATCTTCAGGAACGTACTGTCTTCCTTCTTCAGTATCTTCCCATCTGTGCACAGTTTTACCGTAATTAAACGGACCTTTTATTATTCCTGTACCAAGGAGGGTTGATTCAAATATAGCATGTCTTAAAACATTAACTGCATTAGTATCAGTAAGTTGATCATGGATAACTTTTTCCATTGCCAATGCGGAAGCTTTAGCAGGAGAAATTTGAGGTTCTCCCATTTTTGCTGGGCCTTCTTCTACAGGGGCTTCTGGACCAAACTTATTTACCATAGAACCTAAATAGGATAAATTATCCTCTGCAGCTTCTGTTGCTCCCGGAGGAAAGTCTCTCCCATCCCCTTCAAAACCATAGGGATCAAGAATAGCATCTGCAGGTGTTTTTAAATGTGCAAACTCCGCAATTCCTTCTGGTACAGGGGTGTGTTCTACTGTGACAGGAAATTTTTTATTAGCAAATAAGATATCTACAATTTGACCATAGGCAGCAAGCACTTTAGTCTTAGTTATTTTTATAAATACTTTAGACTTTTCAGTGCTAGTATACTGCGTGGTAGAATCATAAACTCCACGAAAGTTTTTATATGCCTTTAACCAGCGTGTTTCGTGGACTTGCCTACTATCTTCAGCAGCTCGCATACGACCTGTAATTAGCCCTATAACTCCAGTACTTTCAGATATCTTTTCTGTTAAATCAATTGGATCAGCCATACTGTTCCCTTTGTATTATTATATTATGGTGTGTACTTTGAAGCACCCATTATTGTACCTAAAGCACCAGTTTGACTTGATGAAACTGATTTAGAATCTTGTGTTGACTGAAATGGTCCGGCAATAGTACCAGCACTAGGTCCAGCAATACTTCCATCTAATCCTTCACGGTGTAATGAA